GGCGTTTTTTGTCAAAAGGCCGCTCTGAATTGTCTGCATTTTGCAGCATGATGTCTAATCTCTTGAAAAACAAAAAAAGACCCTCACCAAAGGATTTCTCCAATGGTGAGGGTCAACTCATTTCCGGTATTTACTTTCTGCCTGTGACTACTTCATGCTTGCGATCAGCGCTTCACCAGCACCCTTGATGATGGCGGTGATGTCAACGCCGGCAGCATTCAGAACGCCCTTTGCAGCATCGGACATCTTGGCAAGCGCACCATCAATCAGCATCTTGCCGAGTTCGTCGATCTCATTCTTACTCAGCTTGCCATCGGCGCTGGCCTTCTTCAGCCCTTCGACGGTAGTCTGCTGCAATTCGAGGACAGTCTTCTCTGCTGCTTTCGTGGCCTCGTCCGTGGCGGCAGCGATGTTTTTCAGTTCCTCGCGCTTGCCGATCTTCGCAGTCAGCCACGCACCGAGGATGCCGATCAAGGTAATAAGCAGCGTCGCTACGATCTGCACAACATTTTCAATAATTACATCAGTCATATTTTTTCTCCTTCCTATCTGTCGGGGATAACAAGCTCACTATCAACAACGAGCGTGTCGTTTTCAAGGCCATTCAAAGCCTTGATATCTTCTCCCCTGTTCTGTGTTCCGAGATAAATCATAGAGATCGATCTAAGCGTATCGCCTCTCCTCACAATGTGAATGCGTGGTGGCGGCGTTTCCACTTTTTGATTTGCTGTCTTTCTCTTACCGGCCATTTACTTACTCCCCTGACGTCTGTCAATCTGCTCCTGCAAATCATCAATCCGATGATGTGCTTGCTTCGCTGACTCTTCTACTTTTGTGAGCCGCGATACGACTTGCACATGACGTTCATCTTCTTTTTCCTGCTTTCGCTTGATGTCATCAACACCGGACTTAATGTATCCGATTTCAGTAAGCAGGACTCCATCCTTTTTCCCCTCGGCGGTGTCGTCACTTTTGTTGTTGCGCCTGAATGCAAGATAACCGAACACAACAGCACAGACTGTGCCAACGACGCCAAGGGCGGTCGTGAAGATCTCCATTCCACTCATAGCCCTAACTCCTTTCTTGTGTAATATTTGTGGGGTCACTAGACGCTCTTGTGAGCCATTTATAGCCCTGTGGTTCCTTCTTTGCGTTCAATATGAGAAAGTGTAGGGCGAAGATTGAAAACGAAAGAGGCTCAAATGAGCCTCTTTATTTGCCATCATTCTGCTGCGCTGGCCTGACGGCGGTACATAATTACGAGCGTCCGCATCATGTCCATGGACAGAGCGAGATTGCCATCCCCAGTGCCGGCAAGCGTACCGTCATCGACGAGCGCCTGCAAGCTGTCAAGCGCCCAGTCGGGCACATCAGTCACCTTGCCGTCAACGACACGGCCATAGGTCTTGTGATTCGCATCCGCCATGCGCTTCATGACATAAAACATACGCACCATATCGGTGGACAGGTCAAGATTGCCGTCACCTGTGCCGGAGATAAGACCTTCATTCATCATTTCATTGATCGTGCCACGCGCCCAGTCAGGGACTTCGTCAATGCTGTTGTATCTCATAACATCTTCCTCCTCATCGTTATCGTTGTTGGCGATGCCGTGCATCGCATTATAAACATCGCGCCTGAACATATCCATCGTCAGGCCAAAAGCGTTCCAGAGATGCGTGGGGTCGGCATGGGGACTAGCAACACCACGCATACGTCCTTCTGCATGGCTGATAATCACACCGTCAGCCAAGGGGTCAAGGTCAAACTGGGCACAAAGCTGCGCGAAAAGCTGCACGGCTGCGTCGTAAGTACCTCTGACATGGGTTTCGGTCGCCGCAGGGTTGAGATCGCGCCACTCAGCGCCATGACCAGTGTAGGCGATAGATGCAGGCTCGGTCATTTCGATACCGATATGCGTGCTGTTTGCGCTCCCGCCACAGTGCCATGCCTGTACAGTCCAAGGCAGTGTCTGATACACAGTGCCATCCCGCTGCACAAAAGCATGGACGCAAACAGATTGGCCGTTTGGCCTGTACTGATTGTAACTTTGCGCCATGACGGATGCATTAGGTTGCGGGCAACCAATGCTATGTAGCATGATGCCGCGCGGTTTAAGCGGCGTACCAATCTGGTAGCACTTGTTTTGCGTTGCGTATGCTTCGATGATTTCCATTTGCTCGTCCTCCTTTGCATTCATTGGATATGAGCGTCGGTGTAGTGCCGCGTCTCATGCGAATCACTCCTTTCCGGGATTATAGCGCTCAGACGTGATCCACAAAATCGCAGGCAAAGATCTCGCCTGTCTGGCCGCTTTTTGCGCGGATAGCGTTGGCAATGTTCGTAAACAGTTCCCCCAAATTTTCGACGTACTGCACCGTCGGTGCGTCCGAAAACGCCGTGATATGCTTATCCATCCAATCCTTGCTTGGCTCCAACCCTGCGCCAAAGGCGGCGGTCAGGTCAATCAGCATACAACTTGTCAACCAAAACGGCGTGTTCTTTCTATCCGTGTTGTTATAATCGAAGCGGCAAGGGTAACTGCCATCGCCAAAACTCGTGCGGTCGAACGCTGCGGACAGGCGTACCCACGTCTCAGCCGGGGCGCTGAAGGACATATTGGGCGACGCACATGGCTCGGCAACAGGCCAGTACCAATCGCACGTGCCCTGCGTGGCTGCCGCAAAGCGCACCTTGAAGCTGATATAGTATTTGTGCGATGCAACCAGATTGTGCGCTGCGGATGTCAGCGTACATTCTCCAGCTCCGGAAGGGATGATCTTGATACTGGATGCCGCCCCGTCGCCCGGCGTGATGCTCGACAACTGCCACGAGCAGTTTCCGCGCGTGGCCGGGAACCAGCCCTTGCCGCCGTTTGCCACGACATTTGTCATAGATACAGTGGTAGCCATGGTATACCCCCTTAGTACGCGCTGTTGATTGCTGCTACGATTGCAGCATCAACGCATGATTTGATTGCGTTGGCAATCCCAAGATCGGCAAACAATTCGCCGGGCGTGCGGTAGTACACCCAGCCGCTGTCGTCCAGCACGGCGATCTTGCCCGGTGTCTTTCCCAGATTCGCGGCCGCCGTGGATTGCAGCCACGTGCCCGTGATGTACTTGCCAGTCAGGTTGCCGGTCAGCGTTCCGCCGGAGGTAGACAGCTTGCCGTCGAGCGCGGCCTTGACGGCCTTGTTCTGTACAGGGTTTTTGGATGCACCGTCCAGCGCTGCATCCACGGTGATATTGCCGCCAGCGGCGGCCACCTTGTCATCGACGTACTGCTTGACGACATGGTTTGCGACTGGGTTGCTTGACGACCCAGACATAGTGCTATCAATGGTGACCTTTGTTGCACCAGACGCAATGCCGTCCAGCTTGGCTTTATCCGATTTGGACATCAGGCCGTTCGCGCTTTCCGTTGCCACCGCGGTACCGGCTTTCCTGGTCAGTGCAGACGTGATGACTTTGTTTTGGACGGGGTTGGTGCTGGTCGCCGACAGTGCATTATCAACGTCCACTCCGCCGCTCGCAGCGACTTCGGCGATTTTCTTCTTGACGTAGGCCACGTTTGCCGCGCAGTCAGTCTGCGCGTCTGTCGGGGTTTCAATGCCGGACACACATACCGGCACATTTTCAGGTCCACCGTCAAGCGCAAGCGTGTAGTCATTGTTTTTACCGCCGGGCGTGATGTTTATGACACTTGCTCCATCATCGTTCCCACTCGGAACCAACATCACAGCTCCTTCCGCCCACGCGCCTTTTTGGTTGATCGCCCCGATATTTTGACACGCGCGGAATTTCTGATCGGATGTCAATGTCTGTTTTGCGTCGTATCTAACCGCCCGGTCATCGACGTACTTCTTGGTCGTCACGTCATCATCTTCGGTCGGGTCGGCCACTTTCAGGCGGGCAATCGGCGCTACACCAGTCATGGGGTCTGAGCCGTGCGAAATGCGTCCAGCGTCAGAAGCCGCTTTTTCAAAATGGATGCCTGTGTCCGAGCTCGTCCTGCCAACAGATACAGACCCACCGGCGCTGACTGTCTGCCCGACTTCCAAAGAAGCCGAAATTTCGCCGCCTCGTGTTGACAGCTTGCCGTCCAGCGCCGCCTTGACCGCTTTATTCTGGACGGGGTTGGTAGATGTGTCAGACATGGCGTCGTCGACGATGGTCTTGGTCGCGCCCTCTTCGATGCCGTCGAGCTTGGCTTTGTCGTCCTTAGACATCAGGCCATTGGCTGATGCGGTCGCCACTGCCGTGCCCGCTTTCGTGTCCAGCGCCGCCTTGACTGCTTTGTTCTGCACGGGGTTCGTGCTGGCAGCGTCAAGCGCTGCGTCAGCAACCGTCTTGTTTGCGCCCTCCGCGATGCCATCCAGCTTGACTTTGTCCGCTGCGGACATATAGCCGGGCGTTGACTGCGTTGCAGCCGCTGGTGTCCTGCACCGGTACCTGCCGTCGTCGACTACAATGCACTTTCCGTTACCCGTGGCAGGCGGCAGTTCACCGGCGCTGCACGTGTAAACTGCCCCGTCCTCGCTGATGCTGACGATGCCGGTACCGTAACCGTACATACCGGCGATGTTTGGCGCGTCGAAATCGTATGACCCATCGGCACCGTTATAGTACTCGTTCAGCGGGCATACGATGCGATTGGCTCCCACGCTGCCGATGACATCGACCAGCAGGACGCGCGGCACCATATCTTTTGCAAGCGCAGCAGCGATTTCCGCGTAGGTGTGCGTCGCTTTGCATTCGCACGTGTAGTAGTCGGCGTAGGCAGTCAGCTTTTCTTTCGTGGGCTTTTCGACGTATGTGTCAAAGTAATTCACACCTTTTTCGTCGACATACTGCTTGATTACCTTGTTCTGCACAGGGTTGGTAGATGTGTCCGACATAACGTCGTCTACGATGGTCTTGGTCGCGCCGTCCTCAATGCCGTCCAGTTTGACCTTATCCACGGCGGACATCAGGCCATCAGCTTTGGCCGTGGCGACGTCCTTTCCAGCCTTTTTGTCCAGTGCCGCCTTGACAACCTTGTTCTGGACGGGATTCGTGCTGTACGCATCCAGCGCCGCGTCCACAACCGTCTTGTTTGCGCCTATTTCGATTCCGTTTAGTTTGGATTTGTCGATTGCCGACATTAGGCCGGGCGCTGTGGGCGTGGCGATGTCCTTTCCAGCCTTTTTGTCCAGTGCCGCCTTTACCAGCGCAGCATTCTTTGCCGCTGCAATTGCACCGACATACTTTTCGTCACTCATACCGTTACTCCTTTCAATTGGCATCCCAGATGGCTTGCATCTCGTCTGCGGTCATGGCAACAAGTCTGTCGCTAGATAGACCGTCGAGCTTCTTTTTGTCAACAGCTGACATCAGGCCATTTTTAGACTGTGTTGCAACGTCAGTGTTTGCTTTAGCGTTCAACGCTGCGGTTACAATCTTGTTCTGCACAGGATTTACGCTTGATGTCGACAATGCAGAATCCACAGTAATGCTCCCACCAGCCGGCAATGCATCGAGAGCTGCTTTAATGACTTTGTTCTGGACTGGGTTTGTTGATGTGTCAGATAGTTCGCTGTCAACAGTAATTCCAGCCCCGCCTGATTGCTTTATCAAATCAGCAACTGACACTCCGTTTATTTGCAAATCACTGGCATTGACTTTACCGGACGCTACAACATCACCGTTAACATCAAGCGCTTTCGTTGGGTTCTGATTGTTGATACCAACGCGAGCAAAATCGTAAGTGCTATTTCTTTTCCTAAGAGACACAATAGGCTTCCCTTGTGGAATTACAAAATAGTCATCATACGAAGCGTATGCATCAAGCTGATCTCTTACAAGCAGGTGGAAATTATAGGACAGCTCAGTATCAAGCGACAGCGCCACGCTTGCGCTCTTCATCAGTTGCTCAGCAGAAAAAGAGAACGATGTCCCAGTAGTGGTAACATCGTTCTTAATTGAGCACCATTCGCTCCATGCGTCATCTGTCGTTTTTTTGTAATAGAAGCCGGCAAACTTGATACTATTCCGTTCTGTGCTGCCATCCGGTTTCAGAGATGAAAACGAGCCTCTAAATGCAAGCTGGATGATATCTTCAATCTCATCTTTTCTTCTAAGCGTTACCGAAAACAGCTTCGGCTTTTCGTACTTTAGAACTTTCACGTACTTAGTTACGCTCGTAGCATAACCTCTACTGTCGATACAAGTCACAGTGAGTGGCATTGAATCACCGCAAGACCCAACAGCTCCTACAGGAATTGACGTAGAACTGCTCGTCTTTGATGCCGTGCCGATGCTAACAGAATAGGACTTAACAGAAGCGCCATTCTTTGCAGTTCCAGCAACAGCGTTGACGGTTAAGCTCGAATAAGACTGAATCAGAATCGTGTTGTCTGCTGTATTTCCAGTTATCTTTCCAACAAGGCCCCTGCTGTCAACATATGAGAAATCAGAAAAGTCTGGCTTTGACACCGCCTCGGAGGTAGTAAGCGTACACTCCTTTACATTGGGGTTGCCGACCTTTGTTGTGCAATCAGATGTGGTGTATGTGGTAAGCACGAGGCGAACTTTAAGCGATTTAACACTCGACATTGCAGTGAGCAATTTGTTTCGTTGACTTGCCGTCAATGTAATCGTTCTATCAGCAACACCAGCTGACTGAAATTTGAACGCGCTTGTGGTCAGATATGTAGTCGGCTTAAACAGGCGCGCCTCTCGTATTTCGAGCTTGTGATAAAACGAGCTGTCATAAACGGTTGCGTTCATTGCGACGACAACGGTATCAGTATCAACGGCTATTGGAGACACACTGTTCATGGTTGTTCTGCCAAGCGTGCTATATGACGCCTTCCCGGAGTAACCATAAACATTATTCGTTTTCTTTCTCGCCTTAACCTGAACGCTATATGTAGCATTTGGGTCTAGGCCGGTTACATTGAACTCCTTATACGTTCCTTCATAACCAACTTCAGTCCACGTCGTGCCGCCATCGAGCGAATATCCCCACTTATCAGCAGTAACAGACGACGATGCGGAAATCTTGAAGCTGTTCGCATTGATGTTTGAAACGCTGAAAGACACAGACGGTGCCGAACGGTCAATATTCTCAAGCTGGAGCGTTCCGCCATACTCTACGGGTTGCCAAACGTAGACTCTGGTGGAGAATCCTACGCTTATTGATTTGCTTCCGTCAGAGTCATGTGCGACTGTTACAGACCCGCTTGTAGACCCCTTTGCTGCGGGGAATGTTCGTGCGGTATAGTCAGTCCGTGCCTTGTAGTACACCTGCTCACCGTTGATTGTAACAGTGGTTTCGGCGATCGTATAGTAAGTGCTACTGCCTCCGGCTGATGTCAGCGTCCAGTACAGCGTCGATGTGTTGTTGATGATATCAATGCTTTCGGAAACAGAAAGCTCAAGATATCGGCCATCATATGCATCGCTTCTCCACGTTGCCATAATGACACCTCCGTTTAATCAATAAGGGCGATGTTCAGCCCAGACTCTGTGTTTTTTGCGTATGGGATGAACTTGCAGTCTCCGACAGTAAGATCACCACGAACGGTCGTTTTTTTCACCCTAGTTTCATCCTTGTTGAGCGAAAATACTTCTTCATCGTTGTAATAGCCGGCAAACTCCGTGTTGTTGATTACAGTCTTCTCGGATGAGTCGGAGCGGTACACTTCAATTCCTGTTTTGTCGATTTTCACGCCGCTCGTGTAAATCTCATTTGGCGCAGGTGTCCAAGCCTTTGGCGTCGTCCCATCGCAGAGCATCAAGTCGGCAACATAGAAATAGCTCCCTCTTGTTTCAGCCTTAATTTCGATTGTAGGCGACTGAATGCTGCGAATAGTGTAAGTGTATTCTTTCCATCCGGAAGACTCTGTTGAGCTGAAAATAACCGCTTCGGATTCGCCATTGTAAATGATTTTGAGCTGTGACAACAGCGAGTCGGTTTTTTTAATTTTTACGCTCAGTGTGTAGTTGCCTCCGACGACGATATCATCAATCGTCTGTTTCAGCGCAGAATCTGCGGACAAACGAAAGCAGGAGTTTGCGACTGTTGTGTTCTTCGTATCGGCGTTCTGTACGGCAGCTACTGTGCCGGTTGCCTCCCAGTCATCAGAGACGCCATTCAGACCACTGGAGTTCTTGACGTAGTTAACGCCGCCAGTATATGCGCTCGAAAAGTCAAGACGCAGTCCATCAATCGTCTGCTGAATTTTCGACACCTCTTGCTGAAGAACATCGATCGCGCCATCTCCATTGTCGTTCGTCAGGTAATTTGTGATATTCTGTGCCTCAAACTTCACAAGACCTTCGGCCGCTTGATAAGATTGGGACAGTACGCCATCAGTGTACGACTGCGAGATAGATGCAGCCTGAACGCTGCCGGCTTCAATCAGCGAGCCACGGATAACCATCGCATTGATAACGTTTGTGATGAACTCATCATCAAATGTCAGAGCCGTCGTATAGGGACCATCAATTCCGGTGGACGACTTGCCAAATCCATTGACATTCCATCTCCAGACGATTTTCGCCTGCGCCGGGTCTTCGCTGTCCATAATAAACAGCTCAGAGCCGTTGCTATAAACGTGGCCTCCAAATGCGCCGGTGAGCATCGCTGTTGCCATAGCGAGCCGCGAATCGTAATCAGTTTTGGTTTTCTCCGCATCTTCCTTGATCGTTGAGACTGCGCTCGAAATCGACGACACTATTGTTTCAGGGACGCAGGACAGGGTGACAACGTTTCTGTCAGGCTCATCCGGGTACTCCTTGTATTCAACAATTTGGTGCTCTACACGGATACCGCGATCGGCATCAATTAGCGTCACCTTCTTATGCATCTGGAAATCAAGGAACGAGTAGTCGGAATTCTGCTTTGCGAGGTCGACAACATCACACTCATACGAGCGCACAGGAAAAGCAAGCGTCTCAAGCTTCTCCATAGCATCTGCATACAGATTTTCTGGCACGGTATACCGTTCATCGCTCCAGTAAGCACATACGGTCTTATCGACATACTTCCTGTTTTCGACGTAGGGCAATCCATACTCTTTACCATTAACGACGGCCTTCTCCATCGTCAATCCATCCTTGCCATATGCATACAGGCGCGTGGCAAAGTCTGTTGTATCTCCCTTGAAAGACAGGCTTTTCAAGTTCAACTCGGTGGTCAGATATTCTCCGGTAGGCTGCATAGCGGCCTGCGAACACACCACAACCGTCTTGTCACGGATTCTCCACACAAAGTACACCTTGTAGGTGCTCATGCACTGGTACACAACGTCGTAATCGGTGCAAAAATCAAACTCGATTGTTCTGCGGATAGACGAAACGTTTGCTCCTTGAATTGTCCATCCTTCTGGCAGGCGGCTCTCGAGCACCTCCGTCAGTGATCGAGTTGCGCTCTTGTAATCCTTGTAGATTGCGCCCTTCAGGAAGTCAAAGTTCAGCTCGCAGTCTACTTTATCGTCGTCGATTTTCTTGATGAGCCATTCATTCTCATCTGTAACGACGCGAGCCTCCTCATACAGCAGCGGGTACTGCTCATGATGCGTATCGACGTAGAACGTCATTTCATCACAGCCATCAAGCTTATGCGTGATCGAAAAATTATCATACGCGGAGAGAGGGTGAGCCTCTCCTGTTGCGTCATACAACACAATCATTGCGCTCGCCCTCCTTACAGGTAAATCGGATAGTAACTGATCTCCACCTCAGATGCTCCATCAATGTCAACGGTATTCATTCCCGGCAGAAGCTCAGGAAACCTTGTGAGATCTGTGTCCGAAAACTTATTCTTACTGTCTTTTGTTACAGTCTTCTTCAGGCCGTCAATAACAACAACTCCGGCAGCAGACTGTACTGTGATGCCGAGCACTTTAACAGTGCTTGCAGTCGATGTGATTTTCAGCACAACAGGTGTCTTGTAATTCCCTTCAACGTAAACAGTGCCTGTCTGAGTCAACTTCACTGTTCTTTTCTCGTCGTGTCTGAAGCCGGACATAGTGTACTGCACTTGATAAATCCATGCCGCTTTTTCATCCGGCGTGGACTGACTCTCATATGCGCAGTAATAATGGAAGCCGTCAGGCAGCAGGATGTCAGGCATCTCCTGCATCAGAGCTGTCACCTTGGAAATATTCACAGCAATCTCTCTCGGTGTATCTCCCTCAAAATCGAATGTCATCGTAATGCTGCGAAGCCCGACCGTCTGGGCGAGCTTCACAGGAATCATAGATGCGGGCGCGAGCAGATAGCCATTGCTATAGTCACAACCGCCGACCTTGTAGGACACCATTTTTGCTCCAATAGTCGTAAACAGTGTTCCATTGATTTCAGGTTCAACAACAGCCATCATTTCCCCTCCCATTCAAGTTCTTTGGACACATACGGCGTGAGGACTCTTGCGGTCTTCTTTCCGTCGATGTAGATATTGTTCTCAACATAATGCGGTCTTCCTGCGCCGTCACTTTCACTGCCATCACCGCGATTATCCGTGGACTTTCCGTAGGACGTGCTTGCGTTACTGGCGCTAATTGCAGCGCCGGTGCTGTAACTCCCATCATCAACGGCTACTCGAGCCTTTGCAACGATGTCATCATAGTCTCCGGCTTCAGGATCAGGGATATCCATAGCAAAGTCAACATCGTTAATGCCATCAGCAAGAGACTGTGCAGCATCAATGGCTACATCAGAATTCTCTTCAATGCCTTCTGCAAGGCCAAGCACAAGGTTTTTGCCGATAACATCTCTGAACACCGTGGACGGGCTGTGGATGCCAAAAGCTGACTTCAAGCTGTTCAAGACGCTGCTTCCAAAGCTCTTAACCTTGTTGACAATCCAGCTTGTCATGTTGCTGATACCGTTCCAGAGACCTGTTACAACGTTTCTGCCGATATCGCCCATGTTCCCGACAGTGCTTCTTATCGTCTCAGGCACTTGAGAGAACATGGCTTTGACTTTCGAAATGAACGAGTTCCAGCTTTCCTTGATGCCTTCCCACAGCTTGTTGACCCACTCAAGTGCGGCTTCCTTGAACTTCACCCACAAGTCTTTTACAGACTGTGCAAGGCTTACAACAAGCTCGATGAGCGTGTCAACGATCATCAAGAACATTTCCGGGAGAACTTTTACAATCTCAGCAATGATCTGAAGGACACATTCAATAAGCTGCGGCAAGCAATCGAGAATGCCGCTGACAATGGACATAATAAGCGTTGGGATGATTGCGATAATGCTCAGGATGATATCAGGCAGTGCCTTGACAATTCCGAATACCAAATCATCAACACACTGGATGATGTCAGGCAGGCAAGCAATCAAACCATCGATAATTGACAGTACAAGCTGCGGCAGAATCACCACGATATTCATGATGATTTCCGGCAGATATCTGACGATGGCTAGAATGATATCGAGAATGCACTGCAACAGGTTCGGCAAGCATCGCACAATGCCGTCGATAATAGACAGAATGAGCGACGGGATGCACTGTACGATTGCTCCGATCAACTGCGGAAGCGCCTGAACAATCGCAAGTATTAGTTCCAGCACGCACTCGATGACAAGCGGTATATACGACAAGTACGCATCGATGATTTGCTGGATGAGGTCTGGGAGCACATCAATGATTGCTTGCAGGAGGTCAGGCAGCACTTCGACTATGCTATCAATAAGCTCAATGATGCAGTCGAGCATTTCTGGGTATGCTGCAAGTACACTTCCGACAAGGCCATCAATGACTTGAGGAACCGCAGAGATCAAAGACGGAAGTGCCTCGAGAATGCCTTGCGATAGCGAACTGATAAGCGACACGCCAGCTACAACAAGCTTTGGCGTATATGTTGCGCAAATAGTGGCAAACTGCGAAAGCCCATCGGCAACAGACTTAGCTATCTGCCCTGAGTTCTGAGCAATGCCGCTGCATAGTGCAATAATGAGTTCGAATCCGAGCTGTACAAGATCATTCGTAATGCTCAGTATTCCGGATATCAAAGATGAAATGACGCTTGTCGCAGAATCAGCAATACTATCAGCCGATTCAGTAAGACCTTGAACGAGAGCAGAAACAATGCTTACTCCGCCATCAACGAGCAGTGGAATATACTCAACGACTTTGTTTACAGCTTTCGCAAGTGCGCCACCGAGCGCATCTACAAGGCCATCAAATCCATTATCCTCTACTGCGTCGGTAAGGCTGGACATGATATCTGTCGCTTCTTGCACAAAGTCGCGCATCATTCCGGTTCCTTCGCCGACCTTGGACATAGCGTTGTAGAGGGCGATGCCAAGCCCTTCAGTTGCGGACTGCAAGATTACGATATCACCTTGCAGGTTGTCAAGCTTGGTATTTGCCATCTGTTCAGCAGCGCCTGTGCAGTCCTCAAGTCTGCTTCTGAGATCTGCAAGCTGCTCAGAGCTGTTTCCGGCAATGGAGTTAAACGCCTTCAGACCAGCGGTCGTGAAGATCATACCGGTGTAGTTTGCCTTCTCCTCTTCTGTGAGGTCGGCAAACGAAGCGTTCAAATCGTTGACAATATCAATGAAATCTCTCTGTCTTCCAGAACTGTCATAGATGGAAACGCCGAGCGCATCAAGCGCCTTCGACGCATTGTCCGTCGGCGCATACAGATCGGACATTGCCCTTGAAAGGTAGGTGCCGGCGGCAGACCCCTGATAGCCTTTTTCGGCCAACGCGAGTAGCGAAGTCGTAATCGTGGACAGGGACTGGTTATACGCACCGCCAACAGATGCAGCGGAAGAAACTGCATCGCCAAGCTGAGCGGTGGTAGTTTTTGCAAGCGTAGCACCTTTCGCGTACATATCCGCAATGTGCGTACAGTCATCCATGCTGATTCCGGCTTCGCGGAACGAACTCGACATGGCTTTTACAGTTGTCGTAAGATAGCCAGCGGCATCGTCCATCGACATCTCACCGGCAGCAGCCAAGTTCAGAGTCGCGCCGATTGCCTGAAGCTGCTCGTCAGCCGACAGTCCTGCCATAGCTAGGATGTTAAATCCATCAGCGGCTTCTGTTGCCGTGAACTTTGTTGACGCGCCAAGCTCCAACGCCTTGTTTTTGATGGCATCAATGCTGTCAACAGTTGTCCCCATCGTAGCGGCGACGCCGGAAATCGCGTATTCGAAATCAGACCCGACCTTGACAGCATAACCGCCGAGGCCAGCAAGCGCGCTTCCAGCTGCGGCAACGGCCTTTGTGATTCCTTTCGATAGCGATACGCCTACATCCGCAAGACCTTCTTTAAGGCCAGACTGGTCAAGCTTTGTGTCGATAATAACAGAGCCGTCAGCCACATAAATCACCTTCCTTATCGTGATTCACGCGGCTCAACGGCTCAAAAAATGCGTATATATATTTATAGTTACGAAGTAACTATATTCTTTTTGTTTATATTATATAGTATTATATTACGTGCGATTTTCCACGGAATGTCACGAGGACAGTCCGAGGACAGTCACGTTTATTTGGCTTCTCTTCATGATTTGCTCTCCATCTTCGATAACAAGTTCGAACTCTCGCTTGCAGCCCCTTGTGCATTTCAAGAACACACCGTGGCAATTTGCGGTGTCGTCATAGACAGAGTGCTTCGCATTGCAATACGGGCACCGAACCCATTTGCGCTCTGTAGCAACCTTAATCAAAAGAATCCACCTCCAAAAGCCGCTCCAGCCATAGCGACTTTATCTTCGAATGTCAGGTTCTGAGGAAGCGCATAAATTTGCTTCAGCCTTGCGATGCGCTCTCGTTCCTTCTTGTTTTCAATTTTGCTCAGGTCAGCAGCCCTATATCCCATGATCTCAACAATCTTGTTGTGGTCTTCTAGGCTTTTGAACAGGGCTTGGAACTTCCACCAATGCAGATACTCAATCTCGTTGAGGTCAATGCCATACTGTGAGTAAAACGCCCCGAAAATGTACGGGGCGTCATACTCGTAATTGTAGATCATCTTTTGCTTCAGCTCGACATTCCCATTCATGCGCCGCTTTCGCTGCTTTTGCTCAGGCTGGCCGCATCTGTACAGATAGAGAATCGCGTTGACGGCTTCGTTCAAATCTTCAGGTCTTTCTTCAGGGAAAAACAAATTGACGAATTCATTTACCTTTTGAGCGTTCGGGATTTCGCTTTCAAGAATCTTCTCGAAAATGATGCAGGTTCTATAATCGGAGTCAATGAAAAACTCCTTGCCATCAACAACGACGGTTTCTGGCAAGGAGTCAAGCAGGATGTTTTCACCCATTGTTCTTTGCTGCGGCTCTGCGCTGCTGCCGGTTCGAATATTTGGCGAATGTGTTCTTGGCGCTCAGGATGTCGTCCTTCTGTGCCTTGATATAATTCAGGAAATGCTCATATGCAGCATAATGTGCACTAATATTCGACTTATCAGTGCAGATGGCAACGCCGGCTCCTTCGCCGAGACAGCCGTCGAAAAAGTCTTTCAGCATTTTGCACTGGGCACGGATGATCTCAGACGTTTTTCCGGTCTTGGGAACTTCCTTCTCGGCTTCTTTCATTGCGTTAATGGCAGCCTCAAACTTCTCTGCATCATCGGCGTCGCGCACATCGAATTCGTACTCAGCGCCGTTATACTTAAATTTTGTTTCGATATTCTGGCTCATTTGCTCATTCTCCTCTCAGATTGAATCAGGAAGCGCTGTCTGCGGTGAAGGTCTTGGTCGTTCTGTCGAACTTGCCGAAAGTGATGTCGGATACAGCTTTCATCGTGCCGGTGTAAATCAGCGCATCAGTACCGTCTCCCTTTCCATCAGGGACAATGGCATAGGTGCGCTTGAACGCCTTGCATTTTCCATCAGTATCAGCTTCCCAGCAGTTAACGGAAACGATATCTCTGTGGGTGGCGGTGCCGAGCAACTCGTTATCAGTGACTTTGATGATCTCAGTAACGCAAGGCTCGCCGGTAATGACATCGCAGCTGTAGGCAATGCTAGGAGCATAACCAATGACATCGGTTTTTTCCGTCTTATTGTTGACGTACTTGCGCGTATACTCTTTGGGGTTCTTGCTTTCCGGGAAGGTCGTAAATCCCTCGCCAATCAAATTGAACGTTTTTGCTTCGCCATCTCCACATTCCATATAGGACTCCCACTGGCATCTGAAGACGAGTTCGTTGCTATTCGAACTGGGCGTGGTTACTGCCATAATTATTTCCTCCTTACTTTGTACTCAAGCGACATGATCGCCTGATAGTCTTCTGTTCCATCAGCATAACGAGCGGCGATTGATGGCGTTGAAGCCAGATCAATCATCGTTGCAGTTCTGCCGCTATCGATAGTTGGCAAGTTTGAGAAGGCGCCAGTTGCGTCTTTCTGCATCAGCCACTCTGCTGCGGCGTTGAGGCATCCAATCGCATCAAGCCTTGAAGCGGTGTCGTTTCCATCAACACGAATATACAGAGCAAAACTCCACACGCCAATGTATGAACCATTAACGTACTCCCGCTTTTTCTCTGCGGAAGAGAGCTGCTGTATCATCATGCTAGGCACATTCTTGCCGAGGTCTTCAAGTGCAATTTCAGACGGTTTCTTTGCCCACTTATTAAGATGGTCTTTCATCACTTTTGCAATGATAACGCCATCATTGGTGAACGATTTTTCCATCTGCATTATCACTCCTTCATGATCTTGTTCACCCCCTTTATCCATGCGTCCTTCTTCAGCGATTTTGCTTTTTCAAACCACTGGGCACAGGCTTGCGGGTGCTTGTCCTTTGAGAAGTTGAAGCCGACGCCGTAATACATACGCCTCGAATACGGAGCATTGTATTCAACCCGACCGCTTCCGATGTTTGTGCCTGTATCACCGCTTCGCATCAGGTTGCCGGTTCGCATAGGCACATAAGGTGCGCTGTCTCTGAGCACCTCGCTGTCCAAGAACTTTTGCGCGGCGGAATACTTCTTGTTGAACCTTCCGATGCAAGACTGCGTGTTGATATGGAACTTATAACTGAAGCTCATTGGCCATCAACCTCGAAATGCCACATTCTCCGTGTCCCGGCCTTCTTGTGACTGAAGCCGACAATCCGCAGCTTCGTGCTGCTGCCTGACTTCAGGAAGTAATCGGTTCCTTTGTCACTAAGCGTCCAGTACGCAGACTTGTTGGAGGCCGATTTCCACTGACTATATGGCAGATAGATTCTTGACGTGCCATCAGACGCCTTTGCAATCGTTCCGGAATCAAACAGGTAGAGTCTTGCACTATCGTTCGGTTTTTTCCCCTGAATGTTGAGATCTGCACCTTCATCAAGAGGGCAATAACAGCGAGTCAAAACAGTCTCTTGATATGTCGCTTTGTCATGTACCTCGCCGATGTAGTTGTACAGGACAACAGTATCAGTAAGCATTCTAAGACTTGCCATGGCATCTCCTCGCATACACCCAGCGAGACATCAGCCCGAGTCGCCTGAGTAGCGCAACTGTCATGCTTGACACTGGGACGCCACTACACGTCAAAATAGCCGCGTGACCCGTTGCTCCACTTGAAACGGAGTAATCGCCGAGGCTTTCACTGCCGCCTGTCTGAGCGGCCTCAGAAGCTCCTACGATGGCATCGACTCCGCCCTGCAAATAGAGCATCTCGACCTGATAGGCTACCGCCTTTTTGAAGGTTTCGTCTATCAGGTCTTCTGCTTCGGGCTTCAGGATGCAGACATCGTAAACGACATCCGAGGCGATCTCGGCCAGACGGTCAAACTCACTCGCAGGAATCTCGGTTCCCTTGAGCACGGTATCGTAGAACGTCTTGTCGATATACGCCATCGTGCGCCTCCTTACTCTGCGGGATGCTCCTTCTTCATGTGCTTGGTCAGAGCGGCCTTGGAGCCAAACTCTTTGCCGCAGTGATCGCAGGTGAACTTCTCGGCTACGTCGTCCTCAACGACCTCACCGGGAGCATCGGCCACGACCTCCTCAACAACAGGTTCAGGCTCTCCGTCACCCTTCCAGCCGAGAGAGCGGTATGCCCCGACTGCTACGTCGGGGATGTACCGCTTCTCACCGTCCTTTACCATCAGAATCATGTCGCACCTCCGATCAGCCCAGAGACTTGATCTGCGCGATGGGGATGGTCTTGTGGGCGATGTACTGCTTGCCGGACTCGGTAGCGGAGTTGACCAGCTCCCAGTTCTCGCCGTTCTCCAGCTCGGCGTCGGTGGGGCTGAGCTTCGCCATGTGCTTCTGGGTGAAGCTGATACCGAACGGAGCAAAGCACTTGCGCTGACGGCTGTACAGGGTGTCCTGACCACCGTTCTTGGAGGGATTGCGGTCGGTTTCATACGGAACCTTTGCACCGCAGTCGGTGTACTCGATAGCGCCATCGCCGAGAACGTAGGTGGTGTACACGGTTTTCGCCGGAGTAACCATCTCGAAGTTGGCAACCTGAGTGCCGGTGGGATTGGCGACCGGAGTGTAGACACCGCCAGCGCCCTTGGTGTAGTAGGTCTTACCGGCAACGGGGCTGGTGTCGGTGCTCTGCTTGTAGGTAGCAGGAATCTCGTCAGCAGGCATAGTGTCATCGATCAGGACGACACGGCCATTCAGGGTGGCGAGAGACAGGTCACGCTCGATTCCGTTGCCATCGGTGTACTTCATGTACGCCAGCAGCTTCAGGTTTTCGAGGTTCGTTGCGACGACAGAGTGCATGATGGCGAGAGAGAACTTACCCTTTGCATCGCCGCAAGCCTTCTGGATGGCAGTGTTCAGGGTCGTGCCGCTCATGCAGCCAGCACCGACGTCGTTGGTAGCGGTGTTACCGGTAACATCAGTGGTGTGCGCAGAGACGAACTTCTTGCCCTCGGCATCGGTCATGTTGAATACGCCCTTCAGGATGTGGACGATGGTAGCCTGATCGACCTCGTTCCAGTATTCGGCGATCTGCTCGGCGATGTTCTCAATGAAGTCCTGACCGCCGGTGATGTCGTAGCTGAAATCGTTCTCAGTCCACGCAGCGGCGCGGCCAACGACAACACGGGCATGCCGGAACGTAACAGTGCTACCAGCAGTGATGTCGGTGTTACCGTCATAGTTCAGCGGCGTGGTGTTGTTGATAAGCCCCTTCAGCGGAGTCACGATATAGTTGCCGCCGTCCTGATCGGCCATAGAGGACGCAAGCTCCGGGCGGGGACGAATGGCGCGGGACTTGATGAGTTCGGTCTTGTTGGGGTTCGGGATTCTTTCAACATAGCTCTGAAAGACCTCGCCATTGAAAATCTTGTGGTCAAAAACGGATGCAGTAGGCATAGCTTATTTCCTCCTTAAAATCAGTCAAAATTGATGGTGGCATTCGGATTTTCGTTCTTCATCGCCATCAGCTCAGCGAGGCTCTTCTTGGTTTTGCGCTGAGGTTGCTGAGGATTCGGGTCAGAGAACTGCGGCTTGGGCGGCTGTTCCGGTGCGGGAGGTGCGGGAGGCGTATCGACAACGAACGCGCCCTTGTAGTCATCGTTCGTCATCAGGCCGTCCATATACTCCTTCGCGCCGATGAAGCCACCGTTTTCAAACGGGAACTTCTTGCCGACGATGGCCGCTCTGATACCGTCTTTTGCAGCCTTGCTGGTGAACTTGTAGCCACCGAGGAACATATCGAGGCTGTGCGCCTGTTCCTGCTCCGCAAGTTTCGCCGTAAGAGCTGCGGTATCATCGTTGTACTTCTTTTCCCAGTCGGCGGCAGACTGCTTGATGCCATCAATGTCCATGTCCTTGTAGGACTGGATGGTGGTATTGGCAGTCGCAAGCTGCTGCTTCACGCCAGTCAGCTCGGTTTCCTTCGCGTCGAACTTGTCCTTCGACACATAGCCGCCGTCAGCGAGGTTCACGAGCTTCAGCTCCTTATTCGCTGCGATGGCCTGTTCCAGCTGCTCGAAGGTGAGCGCAGCAGGGTTGCCGTTCTCATCTGTTCCAAAAAGTGCTTTCAGGTAGTCGTACATGGGTTCCTTTCTTTCGCCGATTTAGTTTAAGCGTCGGTTCACTCCGACAATGGCTATCGTGCTATATATCCCGGCACGAACGGGAAATTGCGACGCTGTTTATATGCCTCGCGCCACGGCAAGTGCAGGATAGGCTCCTGCGAGCCAAAGAAAAAGCGAGTCTCACGACTCACTTTGTTCCATCTCTTTCAGGAGCAGGTTCACAGCCTGCTCATCGTCGTACCGCATTCCATAGTGGCGTTTGACGGTTTTCCTGCCCACCTTGAATATGAACAGGTCTTTTTCATATCCGGCAGATAAGCGTTTTATCAGCTTGATTTGCGGACTAACCAACAAAACCACCACCTAAACAAACAAACCAAACGATTTAGCTAATTGGACTTTGCTTTTCTGTTTGCAAAAACAGCTTTGCTGCTTGTACTCCTGTTCCATGTGCCAGTCCACTCACGGTCACGGAGCCGCGTCCTGCCAGTCTCATCGATGAACTCCCGGAGACGGGCTTCACGCTGCTTCAGCTTGACGGATGCCCTTTGGAACTCCTTGTACAGCTCGTCGTGAAGTTCATCACTCTGTGCAGCTTTCATAGCAGCATCAAGCGTGGAGCATTCTTTCTTGGCTTCTCGAATTTTGCGCTCATAGTAGCGCTGCTTTTGCTGTAGCTCATAGTCATCACCGTTTTTCCTGCCGGCATCACTGGACGGGTCGCGGCTGAATGACGGTGTGGAAAGCCCCTCAAAGTACGGATAGAAGCTGTGGTAGCAGTTCCATCCGCAAAGACCTTCGCCAGTTCCATAGCCAGTCTCTCGGTAGAAATCGCCATACCGTTTGTGATGTCCCTTGATGCAGAACACTTTTCCCTGCCACTCTGCGTGGGACGGTCGTGCTCCAGCATGACTGCTGGTTTCCACAAGCTCACAGCCCATCTCCTCGGCGCGGAGAAGCTGCAACTTTGAAACTGACTGATTCACGCCGGTTGTGACGGCTCTGCGTACAGCAGTTTCAATGCTAGATGTAGCACCAGACGGATATGCAATCTTTTCAATACCGGATGTCGCCAATTCTCTTATGGCTCTTTTAATCGCTGTGGTTTGGTCGAATGCTCCGGAAGTGATTTGTATAAAGGCTCTGTCTAAAATACTGTTAAAAGCAACTGTGGACACTTTGGCCGTCGTTTTGGTGTAGTTTCCGATGAGAGCCATCGTAGTGTCTGTGCCTTGCAGCAGCATAGCCGTCAAAGCAGGTGACTCCGCAATGGCAGCAGGACTCAGCCCAGCTGCCTTGTAGATTGCGTCATCAGATGCAAGCGACTTGATTCCGGCAGCGGTCATCAGCTTCTGGACTTCCTTCCGAGACAGGCCGGTGGCTTTGGAGAGAATGCCATTCACATCGCCTTGAAGATAGCCGAACTCTTTGGCTTTTCTCAGCTGCCACTGTGCAGTGTCTGTGAAGTATCCGGTTTTTACGATGCGACGTGCGATATCTGCAAGAATGTCAAGTTCAACCTGACTGTATATCTCAACGACGGGGTCGGCGGCTTGCATTAGATATTCTGGTTTCAGCATCTTTCCGACTCCTCTTCGAATGGTTTTAACTTGCGGTAACTTGCAGGCTACTTGAAATGTCGGCCAGTTCTGAGATCGACAAGCTCAAAGCGGCCGACAAAATCGAAGCCGCTTAGCATCACGATGGTGCGCAACGCCTTTACGAGCGATGAAACCCGTGCCTCAAGCTCGTTCTCTTCCTTGATAGCAGCATAGGCGGTCGGGTCAGGGTATCCTTCGCCGTTGTAGTAGTCACTCCTGCTCATTTGCCTTGGCTCCCCCCTCTTCGGCTGCCGGCTCTTCATCGAATCCGAGCAACTCATCATCGGTCATGTCGTTCAGCTCCCCGAGCTTCCGTTTGGCTGTTGCCTCGTCTTCTCCATACCATTTCATGCGGTACTCATAGGGCAGCATCAGCCCCTGAGACACTTCAGTCTGATCTCGAATACGTTCAGCCTCAGCATCAACAACAATGCTGTCATCCCACACATAGGCAATTTCGTAGTTCCCATCAGGGCAAAGGTCATACAGGATTGCAAGGCAGTACATCGCATATGCAAGGTCGTCAAGTGCAGATTCGAGCGACTTCTGGATGTCGGTGATGGTGGCGTAGGAGCGCTGCTTCATAATCTTGATTTCAGTGGCGCTTTTTGCAATCTCAGACGGGTCAGAAAGTGTACCACGAGAGATACAGCAAGCGTCCTCAATCTGGATTAGCAGACGGTTCAGACCGGACATATAGTTTGCGTCACGCAGGTTCGGTGCCCATGCAGTAAGCAGGTCGCTGCCATTCATGGTTGCAGCGTCAAGGTTATTTGTTCGGAACAAGCGTTCCTTGCCTTCCGGCAGCACAGGCAAACCGTTGATGTGCTTGAATGCATCCTCCGATGCATCGATTGCAAGCTCACCGCCCTCGTATTCCCACATCAGGCGCTGAAACTGCTTATCTGCCTCTTCGATGAGCGAAACGCCACGAGCGTAAACAGATACGCCAAGCGGCGACCTCATATCGACGGTATTGCCGATCGGAATTCTGAAGTATGCGAACAACGGAGACTCAACATTATCCAAGTTAACCTCCGGCTCAATTTCAGCCCACTCGTCTACTTCAGACAGATCGCATTCTTTGCCGAGAGCATCATCTACCATTGACACATACGCTTTGTTCGTGATCTTGTAGTGCGTGCCGAGCAGCTCGTGCTTCTCAAGCCGGCTGTAAACTTTCTTGCCTTCCCAATGGCGGTAAATGAAATACGCGCTGGTAATCTTCTGCGCATTATTGAATGCAACAGGATAGAAGGCATTTGCTTGCACGATTTCAGTTGTGATGCCGTCCTTGTAGATGTAAGGCTTAAACACAAGGCCACCGCCGGCGCAAGCATACTCGACGCTCGGCCTGATATCCTTAATAACAGGCTCGAACTGCTGCGTTAGGAAATCTGCCATCTGAGAGCCGGAAAATTTCATCTCCATTTCAAGAGTTACAGATCTTGCAACCTCAGAAGCAACAATAGCCGGGATGCCAAGCGTTTGGTGGTTTTCGGCAAGCCACGGTGCATTCCCGCCAAACATCTCAAGCCAGAGGTCGATGGCAGACATCATCCTGTCTGACGTGATGCTCGAACTATCTGCGATCTCAGCAACGCTTCTCATAAAGCCGTTGGTGAACATACCCTTTATCCTCCTTGCGAAATTCTTCAATGCCTCAAAAGCCATCGCTTCTCCTCCTTATCCATTCTGGATAAATCGCGTTCCTTCGCGCTCGATGGTGTACTCAAATGCGTTCAGCGTACCAACGTCGGAGGTGTCGCTCCGCGAGTCGGCTGTTTTCTTCTCAGTCCAGACAGCTGTCGTGAATGCTTTTGCAAGCGTTTCACAATCTTCTGTGAGAAACAGCCTGTTCTGCGTCATGAGGCGAGTCGTTAGACGGATGCGGTTATTCACATCGTCGTTCGCAGCGGTTCTGACAGTGACAGGAAGTCTGTACTGATCTGCTGCATCGCGGATACAGCGGAACAGGAACTGCTCCTTTGCATCAACGTATGCGTAGTCCAGCTTGCCGTACTTGGCAAGAATCTTCCGGCCGAACTCATCGAACTTTTTGCCGAGAGCGTCAGTTTCAACTTCTCCTTCATACCGGTCGGATGCAAGCACGACGGCTCGTTTGTGGCCGGCAATAATAGCGGTTGCAACCATCGATGTGCCACGAACAGAGCTACCAATGCTAATGCCGATATTGACCTGCATGATCTGCATAGATTTGACTGCATCAGCAGGAATGATGATTGCTTCTGTGCGCTCAATGAAGCTGTTGTACACCTTGTTCTGCGTATAACAAGAAAGAGCCACCGCGTCGCCACGGTCTGGCGACTTGATGCCTCTCCCCTTCATATCCTTTTTGCTCTCAAGAACGATTTTGCCTGAGCTCGTGATGCTGTACTTTCTGACAGAGAACTGAGCAACAAGCTCCTCGTCGTTTGGAATGCTGATTTCCTCATTCTGCATCTCAGCTTTGACAGTCGCCCACATATACGTCGAGATGTCTTGATAGTGCTCCTCAGAGCCATCCTGCGGGGGCTTCTGGCCGAAGTTGACGGGGACGATTTCAAGCCGTCTCAGCCGCTCCTCAGCCTTTACCTCCTCCAGACGGTCGGTAACACCACCGCCGAGTCCGGTATCGTCGATGTTCACCGTGACCACGCCGGTGTACTGCGGGTAGTCCTTGATGAGCTGCTTGTACGTTCTCACGATGTCGCCCACGGTTGTCATCAGACTCTGGCCGTGACGGACAACGGGAATGTCAATCTTGCCGCCGACATTCGTGGCGATGATCGTTTCATCATCACCGTACCGAGCAACGTCAACGCCCACCGAAATGCGGTTGATTTTCGTCGTGTCGATCTCATTCAGCGTCGTCTTCTCGATCAGGGGCAGGGGAATGAACACGTCATCTTCCTGCGCCGGGAAGTCGCCGTAGACACGAACTTTGACGACATTGCTGTGCTCGCCGTACTTCCTGATGAAGGCGGCGATGTTCTCCTTGTTCGTCCTCGTGCTATCAAGTGAGGACACGCGGTGGCATTTGTACATACCACGGTCGCGGTTGTGGCTGTCGTAAAATGCGCCGGTCGTGCGCGTCGGGTTGGCACACATCAGCAGCTTGTTGTTCTTGCCGGACAGCGTTGCAAGGATGGCCTCCATGATGGCGTCTTCTACACCGGACGCCTCGTCCACGATGATGAGCATATTCTCCTCATGGAAGCCCTGCATATTCTCAGGCTCGGATGCGGTCTTCGCAACTGCGAACCAGCGCTTCTCATAGCCCTTCATGTAAACGTAGGTCTTCGTCCATGTCAGCAGCTCCTTGAGCAGTGGGCTTTTCGCTCTCCACTTCTCCACCTCAGACCATAGAATGTCGTTCAACTGCTGTCTTGTGGGCGCGGTTGCAATCACCTTTGGAAACCGGAAGCAGGACAGAAACCAGAGCAGCGTAACAGCCTCAACACCGGTCTTGCCGACGCCGTGCCCGGAACGGACAGACACCTTTGTGCTGGACGCGATATCCATCAGGACGGCCTCCTGCCACGGGTCAGGGCTGAAGGAACAAACCTCCTTTGCGAACAGGACAGGATTCTTCTGATATATCGGAATGCGTTGCGCAAAAAATTTACGCCTTTTTGCCTGTTCCGTTATCGCCATTCGTGTCTTCCTCCTCTGTGAGCACATCCGGGATGCTATTCACCCAGTCATCAACAGCGTTGTTGCTGCCCTCCTGTTGACCAAGCTCATTCTCGAAGCGCCGTTCTTCAAGCTGCTGCTTCGGAGTCTCGCCGGATGTTTCGATGATGAACTTCATCGCGTTGACGTCTCCGCCAATCGCAAGCACATAAGCCCTTGCAAACAATGCGACGCGGTTTGAGAAATCGGCCTCATCAACGGACATTGCTTTAAGATTCTTTTTCATGGCATCCGAACAAGGCAGGTCTAAGATCAGTTTTGCAGCCTCACGAGCATCCCTTTTTCGGCGTCGAACCTCACCGGATTTCTTGCCGCCATTACTGCCCCTCTTTTTTGCTTCTTCCTTGCTTTTGATGGGCTTTAGGTTCTCTGGAGCGCCGCCTTTCCTCGCCATTCTGCCACCCCCCTTGTTGAGCATTTCTCTTGGATGCAAAATGACCGCATTAAGACTGCGTGGATGCATCTTAATACGGTCATCTGGTTAAGTTTGTAGCCCAAAAGGAAAGCTCGTTGTGGCTCGTTTATGGGCTTGTGAGAGGCATCTTGCTGGGCATCAAAACAGCGTCTCTTGTTCAGCAGGCTCCTCCCATCCGTTTTTCTCAAGCTCTTTCAGAGCCTTCTGGTCAGGCATCGGAACACCTCTTTCTTCGTCGATCTTTCCGTAGCCGCCCTTCGCATTCGTGGTAGCTAGGAATCTGTCCCACGGTTGCTTGTCGAACATACCTTCACGCTTCTCACCAACTCCGGTTCCCAGAGCAGCCTCTTCTGTTTCGATGAACTCCTCTACGGTCTTGCCGCGCCGCTTGCCCTCCCATGAGTGGCAGTCGCAGCAGTAGTCTGGCAGCTCTCCGTCGAACTTGCAGTCATCGAGGCACAGGAAGTCGTTTTCATTCAGCACCTTCTCGGACAACATATAGTTGCAGGCGAAGTAGCACCCGTCTCTGTTCTTTTTGCAGTACAGCAGGAGCGTTACGGCCTTTGCTACGAACAGTTTGTCCTTTTCGTAGCCCTTGCGCTTGCCGTTCACCTCGTCATCAGCCTGTTTCAGTGCCATGATCTCTTTCGTGATGACACCGTAGCAGTCTTCAGCTGAGATGGTCAGCAGTCGCCGCCACAGGTAAGCGTGATATCTGCCAAAAAGCTCGTTGGCAGCATAGCCAGCGAGCTCAGGGTTTCCTCTTCGGATTGCTTTCTGTAGCAGATTGGACATCTCACTCATCTTGTGGCCGTTTTTCGTGAACAATTCGTTGTATCCCAACGTTTACTCAACCCCTTTCGGTTTATCGTACCGTAATCGTAGCAGGATAAAACGCAAGCAGTCAAGCAAATATTCCCTTGTTCACAAAAGGATAACAAGTCACCGGTCGTTGTAGTGACAGCGCCCATCGTACCATGCTGCACAATCGCATTTGAGACAGTCCATCGGCGCGTAGTACCACTGGTCAACGATTCCCCCAGCTGTCTTGTCCGGGTCATCATCGTGATGCTGATTCCAAATCTGGACGTGCGTCTCGATGCTCTTCATGTACGGACATTTCATCAGGCTACCTCTTCACGGCAATCTTGGGCGTGTTCTTCCGCTCATCGAACTCGTAGTACCTGCCCCATTTCAGGCGCATATACTCGTTGCACTCAATGATCTTCCTCATGTTCTTGCTCACGTTGTCACCGCCCTCATTCGTGTCGATGCCGGCAGTCATGGCGAGATACTTTGGAATAATGATGATGCGATTGTACAGCAGCTCCTGAAGCACCTTGTCGGTATCCTCCTTCACGTCTGCCTTCTCGTCCATCTTAGCCTTGTACCACTCCTTGTCGAACCAGTAGATGCCACCGCACAGGCCGGCGAACTGGAACTCCTGCGTGTAGCTCCACGGCTTCGCCGTCACCGTCAGCGCAGCGAAACCGAGGTGCAGGTCTTCGAGAATCTGGGCGATTCGGATGAACTCCATGTCGATCACGTCCTTGTCCTCAATCACCGTCTGATCTTCGAGGCGGTACATGATCTGCGAAATGTCATCGTCCAGCTGAATCACGATGTCCTCCGGCGTCTGGTCGATAATCCACTGCCGTACCTTCGACATAGAACAGATCAGCTCATCCTCAACCGCCAGGACCCTTCGGACTCCAGCAGCCTTGTACAGCTCCTCCTCCGACTTCCGCACAACGTAGGTGCACGAGTTCAGCAGATGGTCTGTGATGATCGTGCCTGACCGCTTGTAGCTCGGAACATAGATGCCGATGGTCTTTTCCTTACTCACCGACATCACCCCCGAACAGGCCGGTCTTATAGAGCAGCTCCTTCATCTCCGGCACATCGAGCCGCCTTGCCACATCGGAATTGAACTCATCGTGCTCGTAGATGTTGTGAAGCTCCACACCGGAAAATCCGTAGTTCAGATCGCGGTCATCCATCGGAACGCGGAAATAACTGCCGAGGTCTTCGGCAGTTGCCATCTCCTCCTTTGTGACCAGCGTCTCATACCGCTTTTCTCCGTGCCGGACACCGATGGGTCTTACCAGCGGCGTGACATGGAGCACTTCGGCCATTGCATCAACGAGCGTCTGGATGGTTGCAGCCGGCGCTTTCTGAACAAACAGGTCGCCCTGCTGCCCGTTCCGGAATGCATAGAGGACAAGCTCAACTGCATCATCGAGCGTCATCATGAACCGGGTCATTCGGCTGTCGGTGACGGTCACATCGTAGCCATTGAGCATCTGCTCCTTAAACACCGGAATGACCGAGCCTCTCGATGCCATGACGTTTCCGTATCGCGTCCGACAGATGATCGTGCCTCTGTCTCCGATGCTGCGAGCCTTTGCCGTTGCAATCTTCTCCATGAGCGCCTTGCTCATCCCCATTGCGTTGATGGGATACGCCGCCTTGTCTGTGCTGAGGACGACAACTCTCTTCACGCCATGCTGCGCTGCCAAATCGAGTACATTCGCCGTGCCGAGCACGTTGGTCTTCACAGCTTCCACCGGATAGAACTCGCAGGACGGAACCTGCTTCAGGGCGGCTGCGTGGAAAATAAAATCAGCACCGTCGATTGCGTCGACGATGCTGTTTCTGTCTCTGACGTCTCCGATGAAAAACTTCAGCTTCGGATTTGCGTAGTGCTTCCGCATATCGTCCTGCTTCTTCTCGTCACGGGAGAAAATGCGAATCTCGCCAATGTCGGTATCGAGGAATCTGCGGACGACGGCGTTGCCAAACGAACCAGTGCCGCCCGTGATGAGCAGCTTCTTATCTTTGAACATACGCGCCTCCTCAATATCCATGTTGGTAGTACAGACGAATGCTCCAGTCGATGGCAGAGCAGACTGCATCAATGACGTACTCCTGCTCCTCCTCAGTCATGTTCACATCGGATGGCAGGCACACGCCATGCTCGAAGAACCAGTCAGAGCAGGGCGTCGGTAATATCTTTACGAAGTCGGTGTCCTTCCACAGCTCCTGCGTATGCAGTGGCTTCCAGATGTGACGTGCCTCGATGTTCTTACTGCGGAGAGATCGAACGATATCGGTCGGCGTCGTTCGACTCTTGTCGTTGAGAAGCAGGACACTCAGCCAGTAGTTCGACGTCATACGCGCCGGAATCTGTACCATGCAAACGCCGTACTTTTCATATCTCTGGAATGCCCGGTTGTACCTGTCCCAGATGCCCTGCTTCAGCTCAATCAGCTCATCCAGCTTTTCGAGCTGGCCTACGCCGATGGCGGCAGACACGTTGCTCAACCGGTAATTGTACCCAAGCTCCCGGTGCTCATAGAAATCACTCGGCTCCTTTGCCTGTGTCGCAAGGTGGAGGGCGTGTGTGAGGCTTTTGCCGTCGTTTGAAACCAACATTCCTCCTCCGGAGGTAGTGATGATCTTGTTGCCATTAAAGCTGAATGTGCCGAACTGACCAAACGTACCAGCGTACTTCCCGTTGATGGTGGAGCCAAGCACTTCCGTGCTGTCCTCAATCATCTGCACACCGTAGTGCTGACAGATCTTCAGCAGTTCATCCAACTGCGCCGGAATGCCATAGATGCTGGCTACGACGACCGCCTTCGGCTTGTACATCTCGAACGCCTTTTGCAGTGCTCTTGGAGACATACCAAAAGTGATCGGCTCACAGTCGATGAACACAGGCTTCGCGCCGCAATAGGCAATCGGATTTGCGCTGGCGGTGAACGTCATGTCGGAGCAGAACACGATATCTCCGGGCTTCACTCCGGCCTCGATCAGCGCGAGGTGTATTGCAGCAGTTCCGCTGGACAGCGCCACCGCACCACCGCAGCCGATGCGCTTGCAGACGTCATCCTCAAGCTGGTTGACGAATGCGCCGAGCGGTGCAATCCAGTTGGTTGCGAACGCCTGTTTCACATATTCAAGCTCGTTCCCCATCATGCGGGGAGCGGCGAGGTTGATCTTCTTCATTCCTTCGCCTCCACGATCTGAGCCTTAATCTGGTCGTACCAGATAGCCCGTCCCTTGATACTGCGCTTCGTGCCGGGAATCTTGACCTTCGCACCGTCGATTCCGAACTTACGGATAAGCTCGTTATAATCCAGCTCGTTCCGGCATACCAGCAGGACGTAGTCGTACTTCTCGTAACGGATAAGCTCCATGTCCTTCAGCTTCCGCTCATCGAGCGCGGTGTTGTTCAGCTCGATGCCGAGGTCGAGGTTCAGGTCAGCCGTCCAGTCCGCGAGCAGGTTCAAGTCCCACTCACCGCTATGCGTGTTGTCCTTAATGTTGATGGCGCGGAGTTCGGCCTCCGTGTACCCGATCAGACGTTTACAGAGCAGCTCCGTCTCCGGGTCACGCTTCATGATGATGGACAGCCGCTGATTGCCGGCGATCACGTTGTCGTGCTCGTCAATCAGGAAGATGCCGAAATCGCCGTAGGCATCCAGCGAGGCTTCCAGCTCCTCATACTTTTTCTTCCCGATCTTTCGCGGGTTGCCAAAGCCGGTCTTGATGTCCTTCGCCTTCATCGTGACAACTTCTATGCGTTTCTCAGTGCTCATAGGCTCATTCTCCTTTACGCATAAAAACCGCCCGAGGATTCTCCCCGGACGGTCAATTTTCGATGGTATCATTCTACGCAGATGCATAGAATCGTTCAATCGCATTCGCTGTCGTTTATTACCTAAAACTTTTCCGAAACTTTACATCAATGAGTTCGGCTTAGATGCGTTCTATGATGCACTCACCCCATTGCCCCGCAATAAGTGCCCTCGCGCCTCGCTCGGATCGTGCGCAGCCAACCGGGGTTTTGTGGACGATGTTACCATCGCTATCTCTCAACACTCTGAAAACTCTGTACATGATTTTCTCCTTTCACTCTGTCAACTGTTGGGTTGTGGTTTAATTTCTAATCGTATCGTAGCAAGCTGTTTCGTTGGCAGTCAATCATTTTTGTTTATTTCCATCAAAAATTTTTGAAGTTCACATATATAACAAGAAGCCGCCAGATTTCTCTGGCGACCTCTTTCAGTGACTGAGCGCGGCCATGTTGCTGATCGCCGCACTGTGCAGCCGGAACATCCGCTGCTTGTAGTTGTCATACTTGTCGTTGAAGTCTCGCTGCCCACCGAAGATCATCATCAGGATGTCCTCCCAGTCCTCAATGTCGAGGTATCGCATTCTGATGACCGCTCGTTCGTCTGGCTTTTTCAGCTGCCGGATAAGCGATTCGAGGGAACATCGTTCCGAGTCTCTCTCGGCAATCAGCTCCTTGATCTCATTCTCAAAATCGACCTTGCGAGCTACGCTGTCCGCCATCCTGTCATAGACGGTGCTTGGGTTCTTTGGCATATCGCTGAGTGCCGGACTGCCAATGCCGGTGATTCTCATCTCCATCCGTTCAAGCCGTTCGATCTGATTCTCGATCTCCTTGTTCATTGACCGATAATCACGGAGACGTTCCTTCATGGCATCAAAATCGTCCTTTTCCGTAGTGTCCACGGACTGTCCATGGACAAGACTCGGATTTTCTTTCACCTCGAACAATCCTCCCACCTATTGCAAATTTCCTTTGGCTGTGCTACAATGTTTTTGCTACAAACATTCAGCCGCTTTACCGCTTTCGGTGGGCGGTTGTTTTTTTATGCTTATTTCCGCAATTCAAGAGACACAGACAGCGCCTTGTTCACCTTGAACTCGTCGTCGGTATTGACAATCGTGCCGATGTACTCCATGAGCATATCCCGCCTGACGGTTACGATATGCTCACAGAGGACGGTGCTGTTTCTCCGAAGTCCACTTGACTTATCCAGAATTACATGAGTTGGAAGCGATTTCTTTGGCTTGCTGGTAATCAGTGCGGCTATGTAGCTTGAACTGTGCGCGTTGCCCTTGTTGTTCTGCACGATGAGAACAGGTCGCACCCGGCACACAGAATCAATGCTGTCTCCGCTCAGATCAGCCATATAGATGTCGCCTCTTCGAACGTCGCTTCTCTTATTCCGATTAGAACGGAAGGTCTTCATCATCATCGTTGTATTCCGTGAAGCCTCCCTGTTGCGGCTCTTGGTACGACGATTCATTGCTGCTTTTTCCGCCATCTTTTGACCCTTTCCCAAAATCAACGTCCTCCACTACGATCTCAGTTGCATACCGATCATTCCCGTCCTTGTCCTGCCACTTGCGAGTGGTAACGATGCCGCTGAGTTCAATTCCGCTCCCCTTGTGGAAGTATTTCGAGATGAACTCCGCGTTGCTTCTCCATGCAACGATGGTCAGGAAATCGGTCGTATCATTCTTGGTTCTCGGCCGTCTGACAGCAAGCCTGAAGTTTGTGACAGACGTGCCTTGATTCGTGGTTTTCAGTTCGATGTCAGAAGCGATATATCCAGACAGAATCACTTTATTCATAATCTACCTCCAGCTTCTTATACCCTTTCGTGGCCTTGTACGCCATTGCAGCGGTCTGAATTGCTTCGCAAGCGGCGAGCAGAGCGGCATTGTGGATTTGCATTGCAATCGGCTTGTTCTGCGCGACATCGTCAGTGCAGACGTTTTTCCAGAACTCTTCGATGCGGTTGCCGACGTCCTCAATGTCAGTGCAGGTTTCCTGATACTCTTCGAGGATAACCGCAAACGCTTCATGCTGGCTGGTATGCTGCCACCCATATTGTGCAGCAGCTCTTTCGTATTCTTCCTTCACGAGGTTCTGGACTGAGTCAATGAGCTGTTCCATCATCAATCCTCCACCTTGTAGCAGCGGTTCTCCCACTTCTTGTAGGCGTCGAAGTAGCACTCGCGCTTGTCGCCGTTGTAGGTGATCTCGTAGTACATACCGTCCGGAACGATGGTGCTCAGCAGCGCCTTGTTGTTCTGCAAGGTCTTGCAGCTCCAGACGACGTAGATGTGATCGTCCGAAACCAGAACGTCGTCGGTCTTATCGCTCCGACCGTTGAAATAGTCCTTGACCAGCTTCTTGGCAAGCTGGATAAATTGTTCGTTGTTCATGTACGTTCCTCCTCGTAGATGATCTCAAGCCCGTATGCTTTTGCGATCTCATGTTCGATTCTGCAACCTCTTGCCTTCTCCCAGCCCTTGCAGAAATAGGCCGCGTTGCACAGGCTCATGTTTTCGATGGACTTGGCCAAGAAGCACAGCGGGATTTGCACCACGCCGCGTTTCTTCATGTTTTCCCGGCTGTACCACTCGTCAGTGAACAGAGTGTTCACGACCTCATAACCGGCACTTTCCAGCGCGTCGAATGCCCTCTCCCGTGTGGCCAGAATTTCTTCGTCAGACTTCCCGGCCATCGGCTGACTCAGCATAGCTTTCATCATCACGCTTCCTCCGGTTCGTCGTAGTCATAGCCATCCCCGGAACCAAGAGCTGCATTCACGCTGGGAAGCGCAGGAACGTCGGATTCTGCATCATCATAGGTGATAACTGAATGTTCTTCATCATCAAACAGTGTCCGCTGACCATCATCGATTGGGCACATAACAAAGTCCTGCTCGTCCTCATCCCACGCAAGCTCGTACTCGCCCTTCAGTGAGCCGGACTCCTCTGTCTTGATCTGCATGACGGAGTTAATCTTGTGGTCAAATCGAGGATTGTGAATCGTTCTAGTCGCAAAGGTATCATGAGAACTGTAGTCCGGGACGACCATCTCGGTAAGCCTGATATTCAGCTTCAAAGTCAGTGTGGCTTCATCGCTTTCCTTAGTCTGCATATTGCTGAGCGTTCTGCGGAGCACCTTGTTGAAGTCCTCCTTCATGGCAGCAAATGCATTGCTGTCGATGTTCAGGGTTAGAATGTCGTTTCTGTTCATTTCAATTACTCCTTTTCTTGTTTTATCAGTGCGCTTTGATAAAAGTGTTTCTGCATTTCTCAGAGCAAAAGTCGTACCATTTACCATTGACCTTGCAAGGCATCCACCCGAGCTTTTTCAGTTCTCTCTGTGCAGCCTCAAAATCAGGGTAATTGTCGTCGAAGTCGAATTCCTCAACGGCGCTACAGGTATCGCAGCAACATACGATAGTTCCGACTCCATACATTTCGCTCCATTCGATCTCTTTACTCATGGTTGTCACCGAATGACGCGAAAATGGATTTTCTCACTCTGTCTCGAATTTGGTCTTCCATCCCGGAAATAATCTCCTTCGTGATCGACCGGACTTCCTTTCCGACCTCTTTGGAAACAACCGCCTCGCACTGGTTTTTGACGGCCAACCGCGTCATTTCCTCGATAAAAGTACGCTTTTCGCCGTCGAGCATCGTTGTGACATCGCTTTCTATCGCCTTGCAGCGTTCCTTGATCGCCTCAACGATAGAATCGTGCCAGAGCACTTCGGCCTTATCGTTCACCTGTCTGCAAACGGCGGTTGTGATGATATCTTGAACCTTCTTTGTGTCATACACGAGGCGGAGTTCCTGAAAGCGTTCACCCAAGCCGCCTTCCGGCTCAAGAACCATATCCATGTGGCAGTTCGGGCAGCAAGCGGAGAGGTCTTCATTGCCGTCTGCCCCAACAGGTGCGGGCGCTCCGCAGGCCGTGCAATAATGGCGCGGTGTCTCTCTTGCCCAGAAGCCTCTTTTTGCAATCCTCGGCAAAGCGTTTTCGTTATTCATTGAACGTGACTCCTTTCTTTACGCACGGTCTTCCTCCGTGCCCCAGAACTCCTTTTCGTAGTCGCTGCCGTCAGCCTTTCTGCTCCAGACTTTCTTCGGGTCGTAGCATTCATCCGCCCGGAACAGAGTTCCACGCTCAATCTGAATGATTGCGTAGCGAATCTGCCACGACTGAAAAAAGCTCCGGTGGAGAACCTTCTCGCGGAAGAACACCACGTCCTGCTTGACGAGCTCCTCCATGCAGGTGATGCGAGAGCCTTTCCTATACTTGCCCATCGTCTGAAGTCCTCCGTGCAGTCTGGATGACGATCTGTACTCTCGGTCTATCTGAGTAGAACTTGCGAACCATCGAATCGACGATCTGCGTATCATCCCTGTATGCAACGCCATTGAGACTGTCTGCGACAATCTTCATTACATTGTCCATGTCGGGCTTTTTGACAGGGCGAATAGCACCTTGCAGCTTGAGAGCAGCCTTCTTCTTGCTGTCAGACTTCGGAATGCCATAGTAGGCGTAGATTCTCATGTCGAGCTGCTCATCGTCTTCGAAACGATATCCGCATTGGCGTTCATATTCGAGCTTAACGAGATTCTCGTACCTACTCGTTTTCTCAGGCGTGTATGTACGCCCAGCCTTTGCCGAAAATCGCGGCCGGCCTTTCCCGCACGGCTCTCCAGATATAACAAAGCACACTTTCATTTTGGCTCACCGGCCTTGTCAGGAATAACGGGTGTCACCTTTTCTGCTTCAATATAATAGACAAACGACTTGCCGGTCGGAGTCCGCCGCTCCTTGCTCTGCCAAACTTTATATCCATTCTTAACAAGGATGGCGGCGACTTCCAGACGATCTGCCTCGTTGAAAATTTCGATTTTCATTATTCAACCCTCCAATATAGATTTCATGTCATCAAATCTATGAGCAGCCTCTTTCATGCGGAACGATGTGCCGGGAAACTCAACCGGATAACACACCTCGAATATTCTGTCATAGATTCGGCTGTATCTGATGTCTGCCGACTGTTGCATCTCTCCAAGCGAGAGATTGGTCGTGACTATCATTGGCTTTCCGCTCCTGTACCGGCTGTCGATAATGTTATACACAGTCTCAAGAGCGTAATCAGTGCTGCGCTCTGCTCCAAGATCATCAAGGATAACGAGCGACGCGGCGTTCATTCTACGGACAAATGCAGACTCATCGTCTTCGCCGACGAAACTTTTCGCCTGTTGCAGTATCTTTACAAATGATGTCGCATATACGGAATGCAAACGCTCAATGACGTAGTTCCCGATGCAACAAGCGAGGTGCGTTTTTCCGGTTCCAACGTTTCCATAAAACAGCAAGCCTTGATTCTTCGCAGACAGTTCATCAAACTTCTCGGCGTAACGCTTGCTGATTTTCACCTGCCTCCGGTTATCTGGAGTAACAATCAGATTGTCAAACGTACAGGCTTTGAACTTATCGTCCATCAGGCTGCTCTTTTTAAGCCGCTCGATTCGCTCCATTTCCAGCTTGTGCTGCTGGTTCTGCTTTTGCTTTGCCTCAGATCTCTGCCTACATTCGCAAAGGATAGGAAGCGTTCTTTCAGAGCCATCTATCCATTGCATCCTGCACTGCCTCGGAGTCCGGCACTTACCGCAATAGAGCAAACCATCAGCGCCTATGTAGTCACCATTCTCTCGCCGGTTCGCTCTTTCTGCTCTCGCAACGATTCCTTCAAGAGTGTCGGATATAGCTCCGTTTCCCATAAAAGCGCCTCCTTTCACTTGTAATCAGCAAATGGGTTGCCTGAAGATTGGCGGTCAGAGCCGGAAACTTGCCGTTTTCTGAGCTGGGGATACTTTTTCTCGCACTTTTCAACGACCCAATTAAGAATGGCTCTGTAGTCATCCTTATATCGTTTTCCAGTGGCGACCTTATAGTTATCAAGTTCCTCAATGAGCTTGTCCGTGAAGGCTTTTCCGTAGGTGCTTACCAGCTTTTCAACTTCTTCTGGATACATACGAACGCTGTCAGCATACTTGGTCTTTGGTGGCTTCTTGGCCTTTTTCGCAGCTTCTTGAGCAGGAATTTCTTCTGATGGAGCAGGCTGAGAAGGCTCGTTGCCGGCGTCCTCTTCATGCACCTCAGATCGGCGTCTCTCGCGTTCGAGGCGTTTTCGCTGTTTATCTCGCTCTTTCTTATCAAGGTAGCTGTACCAATACTGCTGCCACTCGTACCAATCATGGACATATAACTTCCCGTCCACATCATCAAGCCAGCCATGCTGGACGAGAGCATCTGCTACGTTGTAGGCATCCAGATCATCGATATATGGCCTGATAGCGTTTGCAACATCGCTTTTGTCCGCGTTGCCAATCAGACCATCTATATCAGCATTCTTGCGTGCCCACAGCCAGAAAACTGTCAGGATTCCGAGCGCCTCCGCTTCGGAGCACTTGATCTCTTTCCGCAGTCCTCTGAGCTTACTTCCAAGCACTTCTTCATGTACTGCAATCCACGGCACTCCATTCACCTGCTTTCTTTTGGGGGCGGCCGGTCAGCCGACCGCCCCGGCGTAATTCTCATTCCTCAGCACTGTCGCCAGCACCGTTTTCGGCCTCTTCGAGCACGAGGTCGTCGATCTTCTCGCAAATCCGCTTGTAGGAGGCTTTGGTCATCTGGGTGGTGGACTGCAATCCCTCCATCTCGATGAGCTGCTTCAGGACGTCATTGCCGCGTTCCTTGCCGAAGGAAGAATGCGCCTTGAAGAACAGTGCCTGACGTTCACCCTGAGTGATTTGCTCATCATCTTCAGTCGAGTGATTGCCATTGATGACTTCCCCGTTATCATCGACAATTACGTCGTACTGCGTTGGGGCAAGCTCCTCTGCCGTGTACAGACCCTCGTAGTCTTTCGGATAAGCCTCTCTCAGGCACTGCGAAATGGCGACCTTCTCGATCATCGTGCAGGGCTTTTCCTTCCAGATCGAGTTGCCCTTGTTGTACTCGTTGAAGCCGACTTCCTTGAATGTGGTGACTTCGCGCTCACCTTTCAGCTTGTGGACTCTGCACCAGCCGCCGACAAGCTGTTCAGACGGATACAAACAAGCACCGACTTTCTGGACGATTTCGCCGGAACTGCCGCGACAGACTACAATACCGCTCTCTGTATAGAGATGCGCCGGATTCTCATCGGCACGTCTCTTGTAGGTGTCGTACCCGACGACCATCTGTGCCGGCTGCTGTCCGAACTTGATGAGGTAGACCTCACCGGTCACGAACGGATTCAGCCGCTGTGCCTGACACATCTTCACAAACAAGAAAACCTCTTGGTCGGAAACATTGCCGTTTCCCTTGACCAGATACTGCTTTACGGTTTCGGCATCCAGCTGGACATTACCGAGTGCGGTTTCGTAATTGACTGACATCAAATCATTTGCCATCGTTTTACCCCCTTCTGAAGCTCATTTTGGCTGTCTCCCGATATGTGATGCCCTCGATCTGAATAGCGCCCTTAGAAGCTCTAATGAGCTTCATGACAGCGGCTGTGTCAACCGGACGAATGAGGACACCGGCGATGCTGGTCGGGACTTTGCTAAGATCAATGTCCGTGATCTCCCAGTCCTTCTGGTAGCTCACGCCTTTGGCCTTCGGAGTATCGCTTTCGACCGTGACCATCCGGGACGCACTGTCTGCAATGGTGGCATCGGCCATCGCTGCATTGCTTGCCGCCTTGTCACCGGATGCTTCTGCCTTGATTGCCTCTTCCAGCTTGCGGTCTGCCTCCTCCTGAGCGAGACGTCTGGCAGCTTCCTCTGCCGCTCGACGTTCCTGCTCTTTCTTCATGGCGTAGGCTCCCATTGACTTTTTCAGGATGCTCTCAGCATTTTTCAGCGGAGTGAGCATCTGCTTCTCCCGGTCGCATACCTGCTTGTGGGCATCGTGTGCGGCTTTTTTCATGGGTGCGAAGAACGCTGTGACCTCGGCCATCTTCTGCTTGAGCAGAACGCCGAACTCGCCAGCCTCCGTGTACTGCTGGTCGTCTGTCACGAGAAGCGATTCGGCTCTGACCTCGATGTCGGTGACTTCCGTCGCCAGCTTTTCCTCGCCGGGCGCTTCCTGCGGCTCAACAACGGCCACAATCTTCTCTTCTGTGTTATTCATTCAAGTTACCTCCGCTTGTATTTTTGGATGTGGCTGTATACCACCATCAATGCTCCAAAGACCTCCCAGCTCTCGCTGTCGTTCCGGTCATAGTACGTCCAGTCGTACTTGCCGCTGCTCTTCAGATGCAGGATTGCTTTGCCATCGAACGGGATTCCGTGGCTTTCATACGCTTTGGCATACGCTTCGAGCTGTACGCCCGTCAGCATCTTGTTGACACCTGCTGACGTTTTGAAATCAATCAGGATGCGCTTGCCGTCAATTTCAACAGGCATATCCGCTGTTCCGGCATATCGCAGTACCTTGTGGTACACACGGCATTCGCTGCCAAGAGGAACTGGCTGCGTCTCTTTCCACCAGTCCTTAAATCCTCGCAGATATCCCTCATACTCAGGGTCGATATCGCTGAAGTCAAACTTAACGAAGTTCTCAATAGCGTTGTGGACTGCCGTGCCTCTTGCGGCCGCTTTATTCAGGACGGACTCATCGACGTCTTTGTACAGCGCTTGCGAAAGCGGCTTCATAACAGTTGTAACAGACGGTATGTACTTCCCATCAAGCTTGTAGATATGCTGCTCTTCTTCAAAGGTGAGTTCGTCGAATGTCGGCATTTTCAGATCATACATTTCAATCAATAGCCTCCGGCAATTTCTTTCCGTGCTTCAAAGCGTTCTAGCAGAATGTCAACAGCATTGTCATTGAAGCACTCTTCGTGCCAGTGATCGCCATCAAGCTCATAGCACACGTCCCCATTGGCAATCGGCTCTTGGCAGAACTCGCAAATATATGAAGCATCTGCCGTTGCATTTGGGCATCTAGGGTCATGAGGTGACTTCATGCAAATGTCGCACATCTACGTTTTCCTCCATTCAAATAGGCTGACAGCTCGGTAAGCTCTCTCATCTGCACTTGCAGAGGAAGCTCGCATCTATACAAGATTGGCAAATAGTCCTCGCCCTTCTTCATACACACGAGCTTCCTTTCGCAGTAACTGAGGACTTCAGTAGCGATGTCATCAGGAATGATGGCTCCGATTTCTTTCTCAGCTTCTCTGCGAGCTTTCATAACAAGCATCTTTGTTTCCAGTTTCATTCATTACACCTCCAATCTTCAGCTGCTGTACGGTGTCGGCAGCACCCAGTTGTATGTATCAGCAGAGCTACTCCATCTCTTTTTGAAGTAGTTGTGATATCCGTCGCCGGTGAAGTACAAATACTCTTTTGGCAAAACTCTTCCTGAATTTTCGGTTCCTTCTTTTTCGGAATGCCATCTCAGGAGGACGTCATAAGCAATGGCCTTAAACTCTTCGGTCGCTGGAAAGTCAGGACTATATCCAGCGAACTGGTGTTTCTGTGTTACAACAGCGCGGACAGTGTCTGGATGCGAAGATGAGTCGACGCGATTAAGAACGCACCATACAACAGCGGCTTTTTCCGTCGTGGACGGGATGCCCCTCGCCTCTCCCCAAATCAGTTTGGCGAGAATCTCAACATCGTCAGCAGCAGGCTCCCAAACCGTTGCAACACAAGCCGTGGCCTCAACCTGTTCAACTGTAGCTGTAACAGGTATTTGCCCATCATCTGCCGCTTGCGCGGAGTAGTTGATGATCGCTCCAATCGGCATTCCGATCATGAAAGACAGAATCAGAAACAGATACACGAGGTTTCTTCTGAGCCATCTCACAACTTTTTTCTTAAATGGTCGCCGCCTTGAAATCATCCGTGAATACAGCAACTTTGATTCCTCCAATCATCCGCAGCTCTCTATCAAGGTCTGCATCGTTTTTTATTCCGTACTCCCTCAGGAGCAAGGCTCTCATTTCTTCTGTGCTCAGCATCGGTCATTACCCCTCCGCTTGTCTTCGTAAAGTGTAAGCTCTTCAATACGCAACCTGATTTCATTTAAATAGCTCACAACCTCGTCCATCTTCTCCTGCTCTTTCGGTTCAACATTCCCGTCAGCAGCGATGCTGGTGAGTGATGACATTATTCGTGACAGCTTGTCCTGAGAAAACAAATCCAGCAGACCAAGCGTTGTGCGTTCAAGCGTCTGAATCTTGGTGACGATTTCGCGTCTGCAACCGATGGGGCACTCGGTTGCGCAGTAGCTGTTAAGCAGCTGCGGGGCATTGTACAGGTCAGCCATGAGTACGACCTTATCGACCGGTACGACCTTCGTGTTCCCAAGCTCGTAATCTGCGAGGGACGAAACGGAAACGCCAAGCAGATCAGCAGCGCTTTCACGGCTGTTCAGCTTGTCGTTGTACTTTGCGGCCTCTTTCCTACACCGGAAGTAGATGTTGTCATTGCCTTTCACGCAGTCGGTTCCCATTTCGCTTTCACCTCTATCGTGGTATGATGCTTACAGTTCAGATAAATAAATCGCAAAATCGTTGGAGTGCTTACCGAAGAGTAATTTTGAGTCAAAAAAAATCAGATTAACCTTATCAGAGCTGAGCGCAAGGTCGTTGGAGACGGCTGCGATTTCTTCGGGAGAAAACTTTACAACGCCGCGTTCCTTTTTGGCGTAGGCATCGCCCGTCTTCTGAATCACTTTTGCCATGTATGCCACTGTCTTGTTCTGTCTGATGCGCTCAGCCCGAAGCTCGCTCGTGTTCATCCAGCTATTCCTCCTGTTCCGTGGTTTTATTGATAACGTATCATAACGTTAACTTACTTAATGGTAATTGTCAAGCAATTTTGATAAAAATATTCTGAAATTCGTAAGAATCAACTTTTTTCAATCTAATTACGCTACAATGTGCAAGGAGGTGAATGCAAAATGACCGACTTCGGCAACAGACTAAAGCAACTCCTCGATGAGCGAGGAGTCTCTCAAAAATGGCTTGCAGACGCAGCAAATACAAAAGAAGCAACCATAAGCAGATACATTAACGGCATCAACAAATCTTCTCGCATTGACATACTTGCCAATATAGCAACAGCGCTCAATGTGACGACCGACTACTTGCTTGGCCTCTCTGAAACGCAAACCCGCGACAGACCCGAATACTCTGCGGAGGAGCGCGTTCTCATTTCTGCTTTCCGTAAGGCTTCCGACCGTGACGTCGCTGTTATCTGGCAGTTGCTCGACCCGTATCTTAGCGAGAACGAAAAAGAACTGTTGTCGCTGCTGCACAATCACGAGCTTGTCACAAGCGTCGGCTAAGCAGTAACGTTATCATTCTACAAAATTACAGAAAGAAAGAATAGGAGGACTCCTGTATGCGCAAAATACTGGCACTATTTTCTTCAATTATCTGCATTTTATCCTTGTCCGCTTGTAGCGAATACACTTAATCAGGTATATCCTTGCTGATCTTTGTCGCTTCAAGTGGTCATGTAGAACTTGACGCTGGTGACTACTCATCGTTTGATTACGATGTTCACGTCAATTCTGCTTCAGATAGAGATCTATATAGGAAAGCCGGATAACACAAAAGAGCCTGTCGGCAATCGGCAGGCTCTTTTAATTGAGGAGGATTACTGTGACGTCGCAAAAATCATCCATTGAGCGCAAGCTGTCAGAACAAAGAGCTGCGCTTTATATTCGCGTATCAACGCATTGGCAAATTGATAAGGATAGTTTGCCTGTGCAGCGAGAAGACCTGATTAACTACGCAAAGTACGCTCTTGGAATCGACAAATACGAAATATTTGAGGATGCCGGCTATTCTGCAAAGAACACTGACAGGCCAGCATTTCAGCAGATGATGTCCAGACTTCGTACAGGCGAGTTCTCGCATCTTCTTGTCTGGAAGATTGATCGCATCTCTCGTAACCTTCTGGACTTTGCAGAGATGTACTCCGAGATCAAAAAGCTGGGCATTACGTTTGTCTCCAAGAACGAGCAGTTCGACACCTCCAATGCAATGGGCGAAGCAATGCTCAAGATTATCCTTGTTTTTGCTGAGCTTGAGCGGAACATGACGTCTGAGCGTGTCACAGCCGTTATGCTGTCAAGGGCGAGCAATGGCCAGTGGAACGGCGGCAAAGTGCCGTTTGGATATAACTACGATAAACAGACACACGAATTCACAATCAATGAGTCAGAAGCATCTGTCATCAACCTTATTTACGACACATATGAGGCAAACAATTCTCTGACATTGGTTGCAAGGACGCTCAACGAGAAGGGCATCTATCCTCGTAGTGGAACGCCTTGGAATCCGACCACGGTTTCAACAATGCTAAAAAATCCATTCTACACAGGGGCATACAGATACAATTATCATGACGAAAGCAAAAGCGGAGGCAACACAAGCAGCAAGCACATCAAGGACAGGTCTGAATGGGTCTACATTGAAAACCATCACCCAGCGATAATTGACGCAGAACGTCAGTCTCGCATCCTTGCAATCCTTGAAAGCAATCGTAGAAGCAACCACAGATCTTCAAAAACTTATATCAGGAAGAACGTGCACATCTTTGCCGGCTTATTGTACTGTGGCTACTGCGGCGGTCAGATGCAGAGCACTATTGACCGTGAACGCGCAGACGGATATAGGCCATCAATTTATGCTTGTTCTCGAAAGCGGCGCTTCAATGACTGCCCAAACAAATATGTTTCTGACGTAACTCTTGCTCCATTCGTTCTCAACTATATAGCGAACATCATCAAAGCGCAGAATAACTTCGGCAAATCAACGCCACTCGACACATTCGAGCGAAAGCTGCTGCGTGGCAAGATTTTCGCCGACGTCGATCACATCGAGCCGGCCGGCCTGACAGAGATGTACAATATGCTCAAGCGCGGGAATCTGTCGGATGCAGTCTTCTCGTCTGCTCGCATTCAGGATGCAGAGACTGACCAGATGGCAGCTGACGAGCGTGACCTTCTGGCGTCGGAACGCCGGAAGAAGGAACGCGCCCTTGACCGCCTGAAATCTCTCTACCTATACAATGACGAGGCAATCTCTGAACGTGACTACCTCGTCGAGAAAAAGTCGCTCACGGACTCCATCGACAAAATCGACAAGCGGCTTGAGGAAATCGAGCGCAACAGCTCCCATCATTTCACGCTGACCGATGAGGAGTTCATGGCAAAGGCTTCTGTCTTCATCGTGACGAATCAGCTCCAAGGAAAACGCTTCATCGACGCAGAAAAATTGCTGCGCCAAATTGACACTCATGTTGTCAAAGAGTTCCTCAATTCGGTCGTCCAAAAAATTGTCATAAAAGACGGCCGAGTGCTCTCAATTCGCTTCAAAAACGGCCTTGAACACAAATTCTTGTACAAGGGCGCAGAATAGCAAAGAGCCGAAAGCCCTGCAATTCCAAGGGTTTTCGGCTCTATTTTTCGGCTCGTGGCATCCT